AGCGTAAAGGATCTGAAGAAGATCTATACAGAGCTGCGCGATATAGCCCGCAAGCGCATAAAGCGTGCGCAGGCGGCCGGCTACGGCCAGAACCTTGTTATTCGGCAGGGCGCGAAGAAGATCCCGAAGATCGCTGAAATTCGCACGGAAGCGGAACTGCGCTACCGAATTGGAGAAACTGCAATGCTTTTGGAAAATCCGCTTTTCACGATCTCCGGCATCAAGCGCAACGAAGCCGGGAAGCTGGAAACGCTCGCCAGGCACGGCTATGACTTCGTGAATGAAGATAACCTTGCGGATTTCGGCCACTTCATGGAATGGGTTCGCGCGAACTATTCCGACCGGCTTTATGATTCCGATACGGTTACACAACTCTATAAAACCGTCACAAAAGGCGGATTTACTACCATGGCCATTAAGCGAATGTTTGATGAATATATGGATAATCTGGACGCATTTACAGAAGTGGTTGAGGAAAATCCGGGCCGGACAGCGGCCTGGTATAGAAAGCAGCTGAAAAAGCGCGGCGTGTGGGTTGAGGAGGGTTAAGGCATGATCATTCTGGCAGATGATTTTGACCAGGAATATATGAAGCTAACCGGGCTGCGGCGCATGCAGAAGAAGCAGCGTGGGAATCCCGGCACCCGCGCAAAGCGCAGATACCGCGATGAAGTGACGGCCTTTGATATCGAGACCTCCACGATCCCGGGAACACAGCAAGCGGTCATGTACATATGGCAGTGGCAGATCGGGGATTTTACAGTCATAGGCCGTACTTGGGAAGAATTCCAGGATCTTTGTTACCGGCTCAAGGCGATGTGCAAAGAGGATCAATATATTGTGGTTTATGTGCATAATCTATCCTTTGAATTTCAGTTTTTGGCCGGCATCTATGAATTTCAGCCGGAAGAAGTGTTCTGCATCGAAAGCCGGAAGATCCTTAAATGCGATATGTACGGCTGTCTGGAATTCCGATGCTCCTATTTGCATAGCAATATGTCGCTGGATGAATTCACCCGCAAATTGGGAGTAGAACACGCAAAGCTGCACGATTTCGACTACAATCAATTCAGAGGGCCTTGGACAGCTTTAACAGATGATGAGCTGCAATATTGCGTGAACGATGTGCAGGGCCTTGTTGAGGCCCTTAAAATCGAAATGAAGCATGATGGAGACAATTTGTATTCTATCCCTCTGACCTCCACCGGCTATGTGCGCCGGGACGCGAAAGCGGTTCTGAAGGGAGTGAAGCATTTCATAGTGCAGGACATCCTGCCGAATTATGAAGTGTTTGAGATGCTCCAGGAAGCATTCCGCGGAGGAAACACCCACGCAAACCGATACTATGCGGGTCTGATTCTGGAGAATGTGAAAAGCGCCGACAGATCCAGCAGCTACCCCGATGTGCAGGTAAATTGCAAATATCCAATGTCCCGGTGGTTCCGTTCCGGAAATATCACCACAGACCAATTATTTGACCTCATAGACCGCAGAGGGCGCGCGGTGGTAATGCGTGTCGCTTTATTCAATGTGCGCTTACACGATGAATTTTGGGGGTCTCCGTATCTTTCTATAAGCAAGTGCAGGAATATTAAGAATCATGAGCCGGACAATGGCCGCATCCTATCCGCTGACTATCTGGAAACTACCATCACCGACATTGACTTGAAGATCATCACCGATGAATACGATTTCGACAGCATGACCATTATTGACAGCGCCCACAGCAGATATGGGTATCTGCCGCGGAAATTCGTGGAGCTGGTCAACAAGTATTACCGGCTGAAAACAGAGTTGAAAGGCTCCGAGGATCTCTTTGACCAGCTGCTATACATGAAAAGTAAAAATAAGCTCAATTCGCTGTATGGCATGAGTGCCCAGAACCCCATCAAACCGGAAACGCAGTTCAAGCAGGGCGAATTCAGCATTCTGGAGGAGGACTACAAAGAGAAGCTGGAAGCGCAGAACAAAAAGGCGTTCTTCAATTATGCCTGGGGCGTGTGGTGTACTGCCTGGGCGAGGCTGCGGCTTGAAGAGGGTATACGGCTTGCAGGGAGCCGCTTTGTTTATGCCGATACGGATAGCGTAAAGTATTTAGGGGATATCGATTGGACAGAATATAACGCCATCCGGGAAGGGCAGAGCAAAGCTCATGGGGCCTATGCCATCGATAAAAAAGGAAAGGCCCATTACATGGGGGTATTTGAGTATGAAGGCGAATACGCGAAATTTTCCACGCTGGGAGCCAAAAAATATTGCTGTGAGGACGCGGAAGGCAATTTGCAGATAACCATTGCAGGAGTAGGCAAAAAGGCCGGTGCGGCCGAATTACGCCGGGCTGGCGGCATTTCCAAATTCAAACCGGGGTTTATCTTCCGGGAAGGTGGAGGTCTTGATGCTGTTTACAATGATGATCCGGAGATAAAGGAAGTCACGATAGACGGCCACCGGCTTGAGATCACACGCAATGTATGCCTTGTTCCGGGCGAATACACATTGGGCCTTGCAGGCGACTATGAACGCCTGCTTGACAGGCTGGCGATAGAGTAAAAGAATCCCTCCCGATTGGGGAGGGATTTTATCACACATCAAAAACGGCATCGGTTATTGTTGCAGCGCCGCTCCCATCGCTAATAAATGCGATGGTGTATCCGTCAATTCTGGCATTGCTTGGTATTTGATACGCGAAGGTGCTTCCTCCACTACTGGATGCTGCAAGCGAATACTCGGCGGATACTGCGACAGTTTCTCCGGAAGGCTTTTGTATAGCTATTTTGACCCTCGAAGGTGTGTATTTCGCGCCATGGCCGGAAAAATTTAAAGTTTTGAATTTTGACAACGGTATTTCTAAAAACGCAGCTTTCACACCATCTCCAGGAATTCGCAGTCCAGATTCGTTCAGAGTTACAGACGCGGCAAAATCGGTAGGATAGTTGGATTTACCATTTTCGAATAGATGCGTAAAAAGTTTTTTTGTTTTTGCCATAAACGGATATGCAGTATTAACGATCATCTTCGCACCTCCTCACCCCAGGTTGATGATGTTCATGTAAACGCTCTGCTCCGGAATGCTGGTGGCGTAGAATGTCACCTGGTTCTGCGCCTGCGCGGTCGCTCTGATCTGCGCCGACACAGCAGCATCAAAGCTGTTTGCGCTGGGGGAGATCACAAGGTTGGTGTCCGGGGTAACCTGCGCCACAGTCGCTATCTGCTGATACCCTTCCCCGGAGACAGTCCAGCCGGCCACGGTCAGCTGCACGCTGGAGCCGGTCGATTTATTGGCCTTGGTCGCGAGCTGTTCCGCAGTAGCGAAATAGTCAGCGCTATGGCCTTCCAGGGTGTCAGCATCAATAGGGCCGGAATCCGCAGCGCCAGCAACAAAGACGGTCAGCAGGGTGTCAACCAGGATGCCCAGCACGCTGGAACCGATGATCCACGCACCTTCCGGCGGAGTGGTTCCGGCCGGAGTAAGAACGGAAACCTGCATACCGTCTACTGTCACGGTGTCACCCGCTTTCCACTTGCCGGTGGCTTTAAAGGTGATAACTTTATTATCCGGCAGCTGGCGGGTGAGGGCGTGAACGGTGCCGCTCACCACTTCGGTGGCGGTTCCAACACCGAGAACCTGTACCTGTTTCAAAGCGGCATCAATGCGCTGCATATTCACATTCTCAACGGACAGGGGATTAAAAAGGTCGCTGCCCTCATATTCAATGAGGTTGAAATTAGTGGTATTAGTCATGTTTCACTACCTCCTTAAAACTGTTTCAGCCGGGAAATGATCTCCGGCGTTTTTTGATTGCTGGTGGTGATAATGAATGTCCAGCGGGCGCTGCCGCTTTCCTTGGCCGCTTCATAGGTGAATTGATTCTGATCCAGGAAGTTTATCACCTGGGAAGCGTTTCCTCCGTTTTCGGTGGCCCACAGGAGATTAGCTTCCTGCGCTCCCCATTCGTCAAAGGTGATGGGATTCATTTAATTTACCTCCTTAGTTGGGATAGAAAATCTGATAGCCATTGACCACAATATCGGTACAGGTGGCCTTGTAGCCCACAACGGTGGTAACAGTGCGCTGCGCGTTCCCGATCTGGGCCACGCTGATAGCGCCGGTGAGATGGAACGCGGACAGATAATCGAACATCTCCTGCACAGTCACATACTTACCGGTAAACAGGTTCAACACCTTTAGATCAATCAGGCCCTTGGAGATCTCCTCCATCAGAAATTCGTTATTCTGTGCGATCTGTGCATTGGTGTAACCTCTCGCGGCCACCAGATTCGCGTCAATTTCAGCATCTTGCTGTTTCAGCTGCTCCTGGAACCCAGTCAGTGCACCATTGACCACATTCTGAAAATCCCGAATTGCGGTTTCAACAGATTGTTTCAGTTCCAGATTAGCTTGGTTGGAGCGTTCTGCTTCGGCCGCGACCTTTACATCCGTATAGGCTTTGGCTGCGTCCAGAACTTCGGTGCTCCACTTGTCCACCGCTTCCGAAACTCTCTTGACCTCCTTTAGCACCCAGTCAAGATTAAGATCGTGGAAATTGGTATAGGGGAACTGCTCAAATGCCATTGTATCACCTCCATCAATAAACTAATAGGCAGAATCTTTCTTTGAATTCGCCTATGATCTCGTACACTGTCGAATATTTCCGGCTTTCACGCTCGCTCTCCAGCATCTGTTGAGTGGTGGTAACGCCAATGTTGCCGGAGATCCTCGCGGTGTGTCTGCTCTGCGAGGTTGTGTCGGTTCCGGTTCCGGCAGTCTGGACGGTGCGCTCCCGGTTGGCCATATCCGCTTCATTGAATCCCGCCACGGAAAGGTCTGTGATATTGCTTCCGGAATTTTTCACGCTTCCATCTCCATCGTCAACCCAATCTTCCTGCCGGTCATAGTTGTGAATCGGATTATATTCCACCGTTTCCGTGTCCAACATCTTAGACCATGCATTTACACGCACATTCGACCAACGGCCGAGCAGCTGCTTTATGATATCCGGATTTGGTGTGAGCAGCTCCAACTCAGCAGTGTCAAAAAGAAGCATTTCGATAAAATCGTCTCGGTCAATGCCATCCGGAAGTTTGAAATCATCCAGAATATCCCCGCGGAAACTATACAGCCCCAGCAGGCTCAATGTTGCCATCATCGGAAGCACCTCCCATCTCCGGAATTTTGCGCCAGCGTACAGCTATGGACAGTCCGAACATATTATTCACCCTCTTGCAAGCGTCCTGCAAATTCTCCAACCACATAGCACATTTGGAATAGGTTTCGATATTGTTCGCGTTTACCTCGTCCTGGATTAAGCGCTCACGCTTGTCTGTGTTTGCATTGGGGATGCCGATTTCGGTGTCGAACATGGATTCAATCTTCCGGAGATCCGCCAGCAGGTTGGTAACGATATAATTCCCGCCTACATTCTGCTCAAAGGCTTTCCAGGTTTCCTCCCCATCAGCTGCGTTTTTCAGCCTGGAATCAATGACAACTGCGGGTTCTCCGCTGGCGATCTGATCATACATCTTCTTGAGAGATTCCGCCAGCGCTTTTGTTTTTGCAGTAAACACATAGGAAAGCTTACTGTTCAGAAGATTAACAGAAACGGATTGACTCGCCAGCGCCATTTGTTCCGCATAATGGCCAACAAGATCCAGAATGCCGGAGAAGTCCGGCTGCAGCTTCAGCAGCTCGCACTGGGTACCGATACGCGGCTCCAGAATGCCGGACAGCAGGGGGTTTGCGATCACTGCATGAGTGGGTGCATAGAACACATCATAGCCCTTTAGGCCGCATCCTTGCGGGATCACCCCGAATTTATCGGTATTGATAACCGCAACATATCCCCAGCAATACAGCACATACAGGAAATAGTCCTTGTTCCAGGTTTCCGGCAGATCCCATTCAAACACGCTCATGGCCTTTTGAAGCAGATATTTTGTGAAATATCTGCATAAGCCGCTATCCTTCACATGGACGGTGGAGGGCGTAACCTGGGAAGTTTCTGCGTTGATGTAGTTGTAATAATAGGGCGCACCGTTAATCAAAATGCATTCCTCCTTCCATGTAAGATTTGATCATGTCAATTTCGCCGGAAGTAGCCGGGATCTCCAAATCAGTATCCACAGTTTGCAGAAAGCCGGACAGTGTGTTGATCTTCCGTCTTGCGCAGAGAGGGCGGCCGAGCCGCTCGTTATCTTCAGCGGCGATCTCGAAGAACTGCACCAGAATTCTCGGCGCAATCCAGAAATCAGAAATAGAACCATTCGCGCCAGTCGTCCGTACTTGCGGGATTGTGCTGTCAATGGCATTGCTGATTCCGCTTAATCCGCCAGATAAAAGCGAAGCGCCTCCGGTGGCAATCGCTGCGCCTATGGTCTCCACAGCGCTTACGGCTGCGCCTTTGTAGTCAACAGAGATTTGGGCCAGCGAAATGTCAACACTGATTTTACCGCTCATAAAAGCAAGCGTTCCACCATTCGAAGCTGTTACCTGCAAAGTTGTCCGGCCAGTAACCAAATCCGCATATATTACCGCATTCGCTGTGCGGCCGGTGCTATCCGGGAAACTGCTTGCATCTAAAGGAATTTTACCAAACGGGCCAAAGATTAAATCATAGCGCGAATATGGAGATTTATTTAAGTAAGATCCCCTTGCGATCTGCGGGTGATCCGGGATTGAAAATGCCAGGGAGGTCGTATATATTGGCGATTGCGGCAGGGCGTAACATGATGCAGATAATTCCCACCACCCAAAATCAATAGAAGTTTTCCCTGCTCCCTTGGGAAGCACAAACGGAAACCACTGGCAATAAACAATATACTGCAAAGGGTTGAATTGCGCTTTGAAAGTCGCTATTTCCTCCGTAGCAATTTCATATATGCTGGTGTCTCCGTATAGCTTTTCCCCAAACGATGCAAACTGTGCAGGTGTCATTACATAGTAATTAACGGCACCCATTCCCCCGGATTTTCCTACCACGCCGACAACATATTCACCCTCCGATAGATTCCTTTTGAAAGGATTATCCGCGGAATAAATAGTATCAACAGTAGATGCAGAAAGCGCCGGATACATGGAATCCTGCACCTTTCCATTAAACGCACTGGAAGACCGCAGCACATACTGAAACGAGTTCCCAATCTCCTCTTTCCAGCTCGCTAATGGATCAATCGAAAGGGTTGCGGCCCATTGCCCACGGTTTACCGTCCAATCTGAAACCCAGTAATAGCGGTTGTACTCCGCGATATACGCATAGTTGGCCCCGGTGGGGTTGGCCTGTGGCCCTACATTAAGCAGGATCACAGGTCGCAGGATGCTGCACGCATCCAGCATACGGCATTCGTATTCTGCCATAGGCTCCCCGGTCGGCAGTGCGGTGCTGTTGACAGCTTTGGAGACGCTATAAAATTTTACAGTTAGTGCCATGCCCGCACCTCCTTATTGGTTAGTCAAGCAGCAGGACAACTGCCTTTTCGGTAAGATCGCTCCAGCTGCGCTGCGTCTCATGGATCCACATAGTGGTATAACCGCCACGAGCATTGAAAGGCGCGGGATTTGCCCACTGCTGCATCGTGGTGTAGCCAAGGGCTTCCTCATCAAAGATGATGCCGAAGATTCCGGCCTGCTCCACAGCAGTATCAGGAGTAACCAGAGCGCCATCAGTGCCGATGTAAACAGGCTTCACGTTGATGCTGTCCGGGGTTTCGATGGACTGCCAGAAGTTAACCGTTTCATTGTCCGCGAAGCGGAGGAAGTTATCGTGGTAGGTGTCCGCGATCGCCATGGTCTCGGTCTGGAATCTTGCGGGTGCATACAGATAAACTTTCTGCCGATCCAGAGGAGTGTGGCGCAGAATGTGCATATCGTTAACCACAGTCTGGAACATCTCGCTGCGCTCTGTCATCAGAGCCGAAATAGACGAAATGCGCGCAAACACCCACTGCATGAACGGCTTGAAATTCGCGGGCTGGTAGACGCTCTGGGCAGTGAGATCCGCAAGACCGGTAAGGGTCTTATACTCGGTCAGCAGATGAACAACGCGGCCCGCCTGGGCTTCCTTGCAGATCGCCCCGATGTGGTTCGCGATCGTTGCGCGAGCGATGTTTTCACGCACCTGCTCCAGCTTGTCGGTGACATTCTGAGTCACCATGGTAATGAAGCGGCTGAACTCGTCCGGAGTAGTGAACGCACAATCCAGCTGATCCTTATAGATGGTGTAATAGTCCTCATAGACATTCGCGCCGTAGAAGTTGGTCTCAAGGATCTTCGGCTTGCGCTGGATCTGCTGGTCAACTGCCTTGCCGTCACCGTTAGGAGGGGTTCCACCTGTGGTGTATGCGACCGGATACTGGTAACGATCATCATTTACCAGATCGCTGTCCGCAATGGACAACTTGCGAACACGGTTGCCAAAGGTGATCTGATCCACCATGATACCATTAAATTTCCGGCGATAAGGGCGGACAGAGAAAATGGTGCGGGATAGCACCTGGGAAATGGCTTTCATCAGCGGATCATAACCAGTTTTAAGCGCAGTCTGTGCGGAAGTGATAAAGCTCGCGCTATCTACTGCCGCAATGGTTGAAGCGCCTGTGGCCTGGCTCTGAATCGCGTTCAGAATTGCCGATGCCTGGGTAAAAGTAAGATCATTTGCCATTAGGGTTTAACCTCCTTAATAGAATATGGTGTGCCGCTTTGTTTCTGCGGCGGATTAATAATGGATGCCAGGATGTCATCAACAGATTCCTGGGGCGGCTGCTGCGCCTGCTGCAGGTTTGCCTTTACGATCGCATCGTTCAGCTTTGCAAACTCTGCGGACAGCATTTGAGAGAGATCGTTGATGCCCTGCACTGCTGGAGTAGGCGCAGGTGCGGGTGTGGGTTCTGGTGCAGGTGCGGGTGCGGGTTCCGGTGCGGGTTCAGGTGCAGGCGTAGGCGCAGGGGCCTGCATTGCCGCAATCTGATCTCTTGTGTAGCCGGCTTTCACCAGCAAAATGATATCCTCATAATTCATTGATTTTGCCCTCCTTAATAATTACCGGATAGCCAATGGCGGACAGCTCATCGGCCATCTTCTGTGCGTTTTCTTTGGAGCGGAAAGCGCCAACCTGGACGCGATATATAATATCGGTCTTTTCGGCCAGCTTTGCCGCTACTCTTGATCTGAATTTGTCCATGTTTTCCCCGAAGCCGAAGAAATAGGATTCCGGATCCCCATGGTTTGAAGCATAACCTGCCGCTGCCGCTTCCTTGTGGGAGGTGATACTGTCCACAGAAAAACCGTACTTGCGGCAAAGATCTGCGACCAGCTCCACCAGATAGGCATATCCGGTGTTAAAATACTGGGTGTCTGTGATCTCGCCCTCGCAAAACTCGATCTGGATATATGCGTGAGGGGGATAGTTATAACTACCCTTGCGGCCTGCCCCGCAGCCCCAGCATGCTATATCCAGCGGTAGGACCTCGCATGCAGCCATATGGCCGTCCTTATCCAGTCCGCAAAAAATATGCGGAGACTTTTTAAGCCCGGGCCGGTTCCAATGGTTCCCATATTTGTTGACACCCAGCAGCTCCGGCGCATCAACATATCTGCGCAAATTAGGATTTGGCGCTCCGGTGCTATGCACCAGTACGCCGGCCGGGGTGATGGGGATCCGGTTTTCCGGGATGGATAGGATCTCGTGCTTTTCGTGGTGTGTAACGTAGTAGTTGATCATTTGTCTAACCTTTCTGCCAGCTTGATCATTACTGCCGTGTTATTGTTGATCGCATCCCGCAGCTGGCTGGCCTCGGCTTTGTGATCCTCACGCTCCTTGTTGAGCATCCAAAACATAGCTACCAGACAGGCTACCGGCACACCCAGATTGGATACGATCTGCACAACAGTGCTAACATCCATGATCTACACCTCCTTATTATAAGATAGAGACCCATGTCAGTCCGCTGCACGGCGGAATGGGCAGGCTTCCGGCCTTGTGCATAGCCCCATGGGTCTCTACTTATATTATATCTTGATAATTTGCCTTGTCAAGTAGGTTTGCACCATATAATCCTCGCAAAACAGCTCCCCGGTCAGATATTTGCGCAGCATCCAGCCATATTTCAGCCGGAACCGCCTGATATCGATATCGTCACCGGAAAAGATCTCCGGAGATCCTGACGTGTGGAATGTGGCATAATAGGTGCCGTCACTCTTGTGCGCATAAAAGCACAGCTCGCCCACCTTGGCTATACTTGTGTATTCCCGGATCGGCCGGCTGCGGACGTGCGATGCATCGTCCTCCCTAAATGCGTTTCCGATAGCCATCTCCGCAAAGCGGCTTTCCGGAGAAACAGCCTTATACAGCGCTGTTTCGGATTTCTTTTTCGAAATCCTACTATCGCTCAAAAGATAGATGCCAATACCCCGGTTGCGCAAAATCGAGATGGTTTTCCCGGAATTTTGCATCTTCATTGCATGACTCACCAGCCCAAACTCCATCAATATGGGGCATCCTACATCGTTGGAATTTGACAGGCAAAGCGCCTGCAGCGGCTTACCCCCATTAAATTCCCGGTTGCGGTTGATAGTTTCATAACCATTCAAAAACGCAGCACCCTCGTTTTTGATGGGTTTTTCATGCTTTTCCGGTATAAATTCATCAAAGATCCAGAGAGGCACGTCAGAGGCATCAAAGCCGCGCAGATTGCTCATGGTTGACAGCGCAGAGGCGTACCCGATCGGCTCCGGCTCTCCGTCCTTGTAAAATCCTGCGTTGTACTTCGTGACCTTGCCGGACGTTATATCTATGCCTAAATCCCTGTTAATCGGCTTAAATGGGGAAAATTCGTTGGTAGTCACTATGTCGATCTGTGCTTGGGTTCGCCGGCTGAACATAAATTTTATGTTGTTCTCCACCACATATTTCAGCGCGCCATAGGTTTTCCCGGTTCCACGGCCTCCGATCAAAAAATTAAATGGCAGCCCTTGTGCCAGGATCCACGGAATATTTACATATCCGTTATCAAGATAAAGGCCCATTATTTCATCTCCATTCGGAAAGGGCCGGCGTTGCTGCCGGCCGTCTGTTACTCATTATCCGCATCGCACCACTCGGTGATCACCAGCACAGGCGTCTGATGGTTGATACCGGATTTATCCGTGTAGCTTTCAAAGGTCAAAAAGCCGTCAACGATCTCAACCAAAAAATTCATGCCCCCATCGCACTCCGGGGTGTCACCCTTGGGGAACCTGATATTGATATACAGGTTCTCCCAGTTGCCCTCCTCATCCTTGTTACCGAGGCTGGTAGAAAACTTAAGGAAAGAGGCTTTTTTGCCGTTCTTCTTGTATTCGACCTCCTGCGCAAAGACGCGGATCAGCCCATTCAAGTGGCTGTTCCAGTAGCTTACCTTGCTCTGATTGCCTTTTTTCATGCTCATGTTAATACCTCCATTATTTAAGGCCGGAAGTGGCCAAATTTGACTCGTCATAAATACCTAATATGTGGATATACAGCCTTGCACGATCATAGTCGGCAGCCTTAAGGGCCTCGAGGATCTGCCATTGGATCCGTCTGCGTTCTTTAGTCATGCGGGAACCTCCTTACTCTTGAACCGAAAGATCGGGTTTGCGACCCCATCCCCGATCATCCCAGAAAGAATGATAGCATCATCGTTCAGCTCGAAGAAGATCTTAGCAAGCTGGCTGGGCATCTCCCTGCCATCGTTAAGAGTCTGAATCAGATCGCGAGTGCTGCGGATCGCAGCGCGGATTACTTTCAATTCTGTGTTACTCATGTTTACGCCTCCAATCTTCTTTTAGCTACTGGACGAATTGCAACTTGACCATAATACTCTTTCACAAACTCCTTACACAATTCACACGCCTCTTTTGCGTTATTTGCAAATAAGTCGATGAACTGTTCAACTTCATCCCCGTCAACTCTGATCAAATAGTAAACATTATAATACTTCATTTACCCTCCTGCCCAGTGGGCTGTTTAGTGTTGGGCCGTGGCCCTGTTTGCACTTATATTATATATGGATATTACTA